ATAGCAGGATATATCTATCGCCTCGCGCAATCATTCAACCAGGCGACCATCTGCGTTGAAAGAAACAACCATGGTCATGCCGTTCAGTTAGCATTAAGAGAGCTGTATGACTATAAGTGGTTATACAAGAATCCATTTGATAACAAGCCCGGCTGGTTAACCACAGCCAGGACCAAGACAATCGCAATGGATAAACTCGCTGAATTAATGGAAATCGGAGAGATCGGCATACACAGCCCGATCATATTAGCGCAGCTCGCCAACATAGACGCAAGCACACAAGAGGCACCGGAAGGCGATCATGACGATGCTGCAATGACAGCCGTACTAGCCGCTGCCGCATTAACCTGGACCAGCAAACAAAGACGACAGAAGCGGCGAAGATTAGTCAGCATCAGCATATAGGAGTAGGACATGGCACGGCCGGAACTAGAAGTAGAAGATTTAGAAGAAAAAATACCCCTCATAAACGAAAGCAACAGATTATATAGCATAGGAGATCATTGGCAGGCTGGAGCTGGGTATACAGGGCCGCGATTACCATCCGATCATCCACAGTACAGCCAGTGGATAGCAGAGATGGAAAGGATCTTCGTCAGCGAAGATGTCCTGAACGAGATTCGGAAACGAGAGCGATGGGCCTTAACAGGGAAAGCATGGACATGGGAACTGCACGACGCCGAGAACAAACCTCTTCCAGAAACAGAAGCATTAGAACTAAAACAAATTGTTGAGCATTGGATGGAAGAAAAGCAAGTCGTCAGCACCGTAGCTGATGCAATCGAAGCTAGTGGATGGGCCGGCGATGAAGGGCAAGACGGCCGTGGAGTCTTACGGTTCTACATACCCGAGCAGCGATTAGAAACAGGCGGAACCATCGAGGCAGAAGATTTAGGCGCCGCCATGAGCCTAATCGAACTAGAATCACCAGATTCAGGCACTGCAGTCGTATTCGAAGATGCAGACTCCGCATACGAGAAAACCGGATTCATCTCCTGGACAGAAGAACTCGCAGGCGACGAATTTGATCGCGCCGAACTCGTTTATATAGATGAGCAAGGAAACACCGTACTAGAAAGTTTGATCGACAGCGAAAACGTCAGCAAAGGAGTCGTAGAGATTCCTCTATTGGGGCGGCTGACCATGTATCAACTAGAACGGCCGTTATTAATGACCAACAGCCAGAGAAGCCAGCAGAGATTCCTAAACCACGTATATACCGCATTTCAAGCAGCAATCATGGGCGCCGCCTGGCCAGAGGACTTCTTCTTCGGGTTACTGCCGCCAGGCCATTGGGAAGAAGCAGAAAACGGCAAAGAAACCTTCGTTCCCGATCCCATGATCCGAGGAGCCGGTCGCAGTCACTTCCTACAGCCGTCCATGGTTATAGATGATAACGACGTAGAAAAAGCTGCCATGAGTGGCGGCTTTACCAGAACGCAGCCCGTTTCCCCCAACCTATTCACAGAAGCCAGGAAAGAACTACGGAACAGCATGATCGCCTCAGCCTTTCAAGAGTATACATTGCTAACCGGCTTGGCCCAGGCCAGCGGCGAAAAACTACAACTGGCAAAAGGAGACTTTGAAGCCAGCGCCACAGACATGGCAAACGAGACGCGGCTGATGGTGCGATGGGTAATCGAAACCGTTTTATTAATGGGTCAGTTTATATTAAGCAACAGCGCCGAGCCAACCCCCTACCGAGCATTAGTCGAAGTAAGAATTGACACAGGCGTTGTTACCACCGAGCAAAAACTACTGTTGAGCCAGCTCAGAACAGATCGATTCATCAGTCATGAAACCGCACTAGCCGAAGCAGGCTACAGCCAACCGACTGCCGAGATCCTCAAAATCATACAAGCCATGGAAAACGCAGAATTGAACGTTGATGGAGCCACCTCGCAAGGCATGGTAGACGCGACCGGAGGAGAAGAAGGAACGCAATTAAGAACCGAGAAAAACAAAGTAGAGACGCCAACAGCAAAGAACACAACCACATAAAACAATAGAACGCTTGATTTTAGGCAGATCATGGATTATATTAAATAGCAGAACCAAAAAACCAAATAGGGGATATATATGCGATTAATGCACGGATTATACCGTTCGCCAGACGATAATGGCGGTTCAGGCGGTCAAACGACACAAACGACGAGTCAAACGACACAAACGACAGGTGGATCGGGAGATGACGATGCGGCAAGAGCAGCCGATCTGAAAAGCCAGTTAGCCAGACACAACGGCGACGCCATGCGCCTCGTCGAGAAATTACATGAGCGAACCTATAATCTAAGACAACGAGCGCAAGCCGCAGAAGCACTCGTACCAGAAGAAGGAAGCCTCGTACTCAGCTCCGCAGACGCCAAGACCTACAAGCAGTATAAAGACTTGGGAACCGTCGTAGAGATCGGAGACAGAGGAACCAAACTCCTACAGCTAGAAAAATACCAGATGGTCAGCGAAGCGGCAGCAGTCGCACAAATGAACCCGAAGGTATTATCAAAGCTCCTGCCGAACGGAGCGAAACTAGAAATAGGCGAAGCCTCAGATGATGACGGCAAGACGAAGAAAGTCGTCAACGTAGTCGAAGGTAATGACAAAACCGGCCTTGATACCTATGCCGAGAAAAACTGGACCGACTTCCTCCCTGCGCTGAAAGCAGCGGGAGACATCGAAACCGGCCAAACTTGGATACAGCAACAAGGCAGCACAACCGGCGATGCTGGTAACGGGATGAGTCCATTACTAAAGGCGAAGCTAGAACAAGCGAAGAAACGAAGCGAACCGCAAACGTCTAGCTAAGATATATTATATGATGAGGTAAACAAATGGCACGAGTAGTAACGCATGACGATGCCCTTCCGTTTGTAGCCCAGCCTAATTCGCTATTGTACGATATGGGCCGGGATATAGATTGGGATGAGACATCAAGTGCAACATTAGTAGCGGCAGGGACACCAATGTCCCTACTGGCTAGTGGCAAAATGTGTCCCAGGCTCACACGGCCGGGAGCAGAGGTTGCTTATGGCATCCTAGTCGCTAGTGCAGACAAGAACGATAAATCAGGATTGCCCGGGCATGGACTAATCATCGGGGGCGTGTTGTTCGACAACCTGACCCCAGAATTCGAAGATGCAGCTTGGGCGACCATAGTCACAGAATTAGGCGCCGCATTTATATGGCTCACCTATTCTGATGACAGGCTAGTATAGGCAAAGGGAGGATAAAGGAAATAACCAATGAATCTTAACTTTGCTGATGCTTTGAAAGAACTTGGGGCCGATGCTTCATTCCTATTCGCCAATGAAGTACGACCGCCAGCCTGGTATCTATTCAATCAGTATTTACCAGAAATGAACGAGCCTGGCTATAACGTAGAAAACGGTTCAATGACCGTTCGCTCCGCGATGGCCGGCTTAGCAGGAACCGACTCTCCCTACCCCCCGACCGGGATCACAGAGGTGAGTACCTTCATGGAAGAAGTTAGCAAACTCGCTAACTACGTCGTTCTTCCAGAACGTGCGATCCGACGTATGCAAGCCCTCTTGCGAGGAATGGGACAGAACGATTCAATCGACTTCATCCAAAACGAAGCCCTTAACTTCCTGGATAAAGTAATCGTGCAGGCGCATATTGATGCGTTTGAATGGTTGCGAGCGCAAGCCATCACCAGTGGCGCGATCTCCTGGAGTTTCAACGACATGGAAATTGCCGTTGATTACGGCATTCCCGCTGCCAACATTCTCACCACCCGAACAGGGACGGCCGCGTGGGATAGTACAGCATCCGGGTTCTGGGCAGACATTGCCGAATTGCAGCGAGTGTTGCACTACAATGTCAACGATTTCATCGTTCACCCGAACACCCTGACCAAAATCATCGACAACGACGTGAACAGCATTGAGCTGGTCAACTTCACCGACATGGCAAACGGAACACAGGAATACACCTTCACGCGGCTGATCGGGACAACCGAACGTCTTGATTCTGACATGCGCCGAACCATTCGTATCAAAGCGTATGGCCTGGAAGCAGAAGTTATGAATCCTGCCGGTCCAGATTCAACCCAGCTGTTACCGTTTATGCCAGAAGGAAAGATCGTCGCCATAGCAAATGCTGGGCGAACCGGCTATCGCGTTGGCGAAGGGTCAGTTGATGATCCATACAAGAGCATGGCTCTTGGCTACACCCACATCGGTCCTACCGTCGAAGGCGGCGGCGCACCTGGTCGTTGGGCGCAGTTATTCACACCTGAAGCAATGCCTATGCAATTGCACGGCCGTGCCGTGACCAATGGCCTTCCAGTCATCGAAGTGCCGGAAAAGATTGCAATCGCTTCTAGCGACTTAACGTAGGTTTTCGAGCAGACGTTCCCGCGATCGGAACAAACGTCGCGACAGATTTAGGGTGCAGAAGTTGCCTATCCCGCAAGCTCCTGCACCCTAAGTTTAAAGGTGTGAAACAATGGAAACAAGATACAGAAAACTTGGCAGCAAGTATGTCGATTGGTACGGCCGTCCTGCCACAAAAGAGCAGTACGTAATATCTCATTCTGAGATACAGTCCCAAGAACCGCTGCCAATGCCAGAAGTCGATCTGCAAGAAGAGCCAGAGGGATATCCCATTCCATCAGACAAACTTACTGGAACACGTGTTCCACATAGCGCCGCAATTGAAAAGAATGGGATCACTACGATCTCGCAGCTTCCCAAATCCATCAAAGGATTAAAAGCGTTAAACGGCATCGGCGTAAAGTCTGCCATAGACATTGCCTATTGGCTAGAAGAAACCAGAGGAATAAACGTGGCTGGGTATCCGCTAGTACATGCCGTATCGGAAGAAGAGTAGGTGATTTATGGCAAACCTCTTTGAATCAGTCCAGTTCGAGATAGGAGATAGCGTCGAAGAGAACGGAATCATGCCCGGTAACATTCCGGTTACCGAGAAGCAGTTTCAATATGCTTGTTCGGCAGAGCATGTTACAGAGCAGGCGACTCCTTCTCAAAGAGAAATCGGGCGCGTTTCTGCAAAGCTCCTTGAAATGGCCTCAGTTGCATGGGCATCTAAGCCGCTTGAAACCGAGCTTGGGCCAGCAACAGAAGTCAACAACTCCAGCATCATGCTAAGTCGCAAAGCGTCGAAGCTAAGGGCCATATGGGGATACGGCGATGAAGAACGAGGTGATGAGATCAAATCCAGGCCAGCAGCTACCTACGCCGCAGTCGGTATGTATCCGTCATTGCCAGGTATAAACTAGTGTCCTACGAGCATCTAATGGTCACACATTGTGCCGTTATGGATGTCGATCAGGCAGGCGGAGCTTCTACGGAAGTGATTAGCGATCTGCGCTGTTCTAATCCGTTCCCCTACATCTTTCGTCAAACTCGTGGAGAAACTGCCTACGACTTTCATCCAATTCAAATATTGACCGAAGTTCCAACAGAAACGATCAAGGAAAACATGCGAATGGTATTTGCTACCGGAGAGGATTATCGTATTCACAGCGTCAACAAATGGCCTATGACCAACTCCGAGTTCCTTGAAATAGTTTTACAAGGAGACGGCAATGCTTAGATGGTATGCGAATCCTAACCTTGATGTCTTTGCAGCTCAAATCCAAAAAGAATCCGCTAGACTGCGCTCCCTCAAGGAAATAACAAAGCCGGGCAGGAATAATATTGCTTCACAAATAGCATGGTTCTTGGGCCGGCAATATTTGGAGATAGCACGGGGCATGGCGCCAGAAGATACCGGATTGCTCAAGCAGTCTCATAGAGTAGGACAACCAGAATTCTCAAGTACAACCGATGGCATCA